CCCTCTGCTTCGCCGTAATAGGATACGTCAGCGGATACCGTCTGCTGTTCAAGGCTTCAATGGCAGAACTCCGAGAATACAAACAGCGTGTTGGCAAATGACATTTCTCCAGTTCGCCGACAAGAGCGTACCCTACGGCGTATTCGTGAAAGATGTAGCCGCTGAGGTAGCCGTATTGCTCCAACAATTCAAGGACGACCCCGAATACATCAGCCAAAACAAGGCTTTTGCGATTTTCGGCAGGGCAAACGTGGAGCGGTGGCGCAGGCAGGGCAAAGTCACCCCATGCAAACGTCCGGGCAAAGTGGAGTACAGAACCGCAGACCTGCGTCTGCTACAACGCACACAACAAGACTACTTAGACCCATCGAAGTAGTCATCAAGGGAGAATACAACCAAGCGGCCGAGGTGACCAGTAGGTGAAAGCACTGGTGCGGTAAAACGCCATCGCAGGTTCGACTCCTGCTTCTCCCACCAACGAGATAACAAACATTTTTAATCTCTCAAAATATGAGCAAAATCAATCTTACCGTTGAGCAAATCAACGACCTGCAACCGCAGGACATCGCCACGAATGATTTTGTGCGCGACAAGTTCATCCAAATCTACGAAGCCATGTGGACACCCTCTACTGGCGTGTCCGGCGAAGCCGCCTATGAGCGCGAAAGCCGTAACTTCAACCGCATCCTCGCCGAGAAAGAGGACATCCGTAAGAGCTGCACCCGATTCTCGCTCTTCACGGCATTCCTTGACGTGGCTATATCGGGTCTCTCCCTTGACGCAGGAACTCGTGCGCAGGCATACCTGCTCTCTCGCTCCATCGCCGTTGACTCCGACCTCGATCAGCAGGGCAACAAGAAAAACAGATACGAAACCCAGTGCGTCCTCACCATCTCCGGCTACGGCGAACTCCTGCACCGCGCCCGTGTCGGCCAGATACGCCACGCCGACAACCCAGTCATCGTATATGCCGAGGATGAGTTTGAGTTCGGAGAGCGCAACGGCAACAAGTTCGTGAACTACACCTGCCGTCTGCCCCATACATCGGGCAACATCGTAGCCTGCTTCATGAAGATTACACGCGCTGACGGCTCGGTTGACTATGCTGTCATGCTTCCCGAGGACTGGAGCCGCCTCGCAGGTTACTCAGCACGTCAGAACCGCAAATGGGATAATCAGAACCGCCGATGGGTTGAGGGTGCGCCCAACGCCCTCTACGGACAGCGCGGACAGGACAACACATTCAAGATTGATACTGGCTTCCTCATCGCCAAGTGTATCAAGCACGCTTTCAAGTCATACCCGAAAGCGCGTGTCGGCCGTGCTACCCAACTGGAATCACAGCAGGTCGAAGAAATGGAAATCAACGATGACATCTACGGACTGGAGGACGGCTCTTCCGTCAACACCTCAACTGGCGAAATCATGCCCAAGCAGGACACTGGCTTTGCCCCTGCCCCCGACACATCCAACGGCGTGACAATCGACCCCGAAGCCTCTGCCGACAACGCAGGTGGTAACGATGACGTATTCTAATAACCCTTACAATACCAAAGTACAATGAGTGAAACTAATAACAACCTGCCTATCCTGCGCGAAGAGAACGTGCAGATGATAGTGCAAAGCGCACCCAACGCCTACAACACCAACTCGCTCTCATCCATGCGTTGCGCAGACTTCGGCAAGAATCTTCTTGACGAGATAGAACGTTCCGGCATGACCGATGAACTGGACAAACGATGTGCCGACTACATAGACAAGGCGAAACGTACTCTCAAGGCGATGAATGAACGCCGTGCGCCGTTCACAAAACTCTTCGACCAGATACGCTCCGAGTTCACTGGCATGGAGAACACCATCGACCCGACCAAAAAGGACACCGTGCCTTATCTGATTCAGCAGAAGCGCAACGCCTATGCCGCCAAAAAGCGTGAAGAGGCTGAACGCGCACGCCAAGAGGAAATGCGCCGTCAGCAACGCGAACAGGCTATTGCCCGATACACGCAGGAAGCCGAGGACGACTACCGCCGTCAGTTCGACAGCACCGTCACCTCCACCATCAACGAACTCACCAGCCTCAACCAGTCGCTCACGATCGAGAACTTTGACGAGGTCAGCGAGAAAATCAAGAACTTCAACGTCACCCTCGGCAACGAGTGGTTTCAGCATTGCCAGTCCTACGCCCACAAGCCGTTTGAAATCAGCGATGGCGAGGCTATCAAGATTCGCCAGTCTATCCTCAACCGCCTCTCCACGCAGTTCAAGGCGCAGTACTCAAGCGAAATCGGGGAATACCGCGACACCATTACTGACGCTCTGCCCTCAAAGAAGCGTGAACTGGAGCGCATGGCGAAAGCCAGTGCCGAGGAGCAGGCACGCATGAAAGCCGAACTGGAGGCCCGCGAAGCTGCGGAAACCCGCCGTCTTGACGAAGAGCGCAAGCGCAAGGAAGAGGAAGCGCAGGCCGCCAAGAAAGCACAGCAGACCGCTACCGAAATGGACGGACTTTTCGGCCAGGCCGCCGTTGCTACCCCGGTAGGCTATCAGCCTAAGACCGCCGTCCGCAAGCGCGTTGTCACCGACACCCCCGACGGCATCCTCGCCGTGGTATCAATGTGGTGGTCGAAAGAGGGCCGCTTCCTCTCAATGGAAGAACTCAGCAAGATTTTCAAGAAGCAGATTACCTTCTGCGAGAAACTTGCCAACGACAAGGACAACCCCGAACTCATCAGTTCGCCTTTCGTGCGCTACGAGGACGAGGTTAAAGCAAAGTGAGCATGAACAATCCCGATGCATACTATCAGCGCAGTGAGGTCAGCAACTCCGACCTCACTGCCTTGAAAGAACTCCTGCACCCTCGCCCGATGTTCGGTGACCGCGAGGCGGCTTTCCGCTTCGGGTCTATCGTGGACGCTATCATCACCGAACCCTCGCGTGTGGATTTCCTGCGCATGACGATTGATGGCGAACCGGTTGACGAGGACGAGTTTCTCCATGCACGCGAAATGCAACGCGCCCTCCGCGCCGAGGCACGCCGTGACCCATTCCTCGCCAAAGTCCTTGAACTTGCCGACACACAGCGGTTCATGGTCAACAAGGCGCAGGAGTTTGAGAACGGCGGCTTCCACTTCACGCTTGACACTCGCTGTAAGTGGGACTGGTGGTTGGATGCCGCACACTTCGGCGGTGACCTCAAGACCTGCGCAGCATCAACCCAAAGGGAGTTTGAGGATGCCGTTGACTTCTTCGACTGGGATAGGAGCCGCGCATGGTACATGGACATAGCCAAGTCCAACAAGGATTTCATCTATGCCATCAGCAAGAAGAACTGCAACATCTTCAAGTTATTCATCAACCGAGGCGATGCCATCTACAATCGCGGACGCGAAAAGTATGAAGACCTCGCTTTCAAATACTGGGCTTTCACCTTATGAGCAATCTTCAGCATAAACTCAAGGTTGAGCCGTACCCTTACCAAAAAGAGGGTATCGAGGCAGGACTGAAGTGGAAACGCTTCCTCATCGGCGATGAGCCGGGACTGGGCAAGACGCTCCAAAGCATAGGCGTGGTTGACACAGCCAACGCCTACCCCTGCTTGGTTATCTGTCCGTCCTCGCTCAAAATCAACTGGCAACGTGAGTTTGAGAAATTCACCGACAAGAAAGCACTGGTGCTTGACAACTCCGTGGCTACCACATGGCCCTATCTCCTGCGGATGGGTATGCAACAGGTCGCCATCGTCAACTACGAAAGCCTGCGCAAGTTCTTTGTTTGGGATATTCACGCACGCAAGGGTCAATCGTTCCGCCTCAAAGACGTGGTGTTCTGCCCGGACATCCAAATCTTCAAGTCGGTAATCATTGACGAGAGCCATAGGGTCAAAGACCCCTCGGCACAGCAGACAATCTTTGCGCGTGGCATAGTCGAGGGCAAGCAGTGGCGCATACTCCTTTCGGGTACGCCTGTTGTCAATCGCCCTGCCGACCTCATTGCGCAGCTCTCAATCATGGGGCGATTGGCAGAGTTCGGCGGTAGATCTAAATTCCTCGCCGACTACGGCGGTGGAGAAATCACCAAAGAACGCCGGGGCAAAGATGATGATGACGAGCCTCGCAATCTTGACCGCCTTTCGGCAGAACTCTACTCGCGGTGCATGATTCGCAGAGAGAAAGCAAAAGTGCTGACGCAGCTCCCCGACAAGACACGGACAGACCTCTATGTTGACATATCCAATCGTGAGGAGTACGCACTGGCGGCCGAGGACTTGGCAGAGTACCTGCGTACCTATGCCAAATGCGAGGACTACGAGATACGCCGTAAGATGCGCATGGAAGCGTTGGTGAAGTTCATGACCCTACGCGCCCTCTCGTCAAAGGGAAAGGTCAGGCAGGCGGTTGACTTTGTCAAGACGTTCCTTGCCAATGGCAAGCCCCTCATACTCTTCTGTTCCCTGCATGAGATTGTGGACGAGTTGAAAAAGGCTTTCCCGAAAGCGGTCAGCGTCACCGGGCGCGATTCCATGATGATGAAACAGGCGGCTGTTGATGCGTTCCAGTCGGGAAAGGCGCAACTGATAATCTGCTCCATCAAGGCCGCAGGTGTCGGTCTTACCCTCACGGCTTCCTCCAACGTGGCATTCGTGGAATTTCCGTGGACGTATGCCGACTGTTGCCAGTGCGAGGACCGTGCGCACCGCATAGGGCAAAAGGATAATGTCACCTGCTACTATCTAATCGGCCGTCACACTATCGACCGAACCCTCTACGACATCATCCATAAGAAGAAATCAATCGCCAACCAGATAATGGGTACTGACGATGACATTCCGACCGATGAGATGTATTTCGACCAACTGGCAGACCTGTTCCTGAATTCCGACCCCGATGGCTGATGTCTGCAAGACCGACCTGCAAAAGGTCATTTCCTACCTCGATGAGGCTGCGAAACTATATGACGCGCTCCCCATGCAGAAATGCAAATGCCGGGCGCACATGATAAACCAGTTGACAACTAAATTAAAATCAAAACTAAATGACAAAAAATGATTTGGCAAGAGAGGTGTCGGTATCAGAGAAACTGCACCTTTCGACAGCAGTAAAGGCGGTGGACGGAATAATCCGTGTCATCAAGGAAGCACTCGCCAAGGGCGGTGTTGAGAGTGTCACCATGACTGCCTGCGATGGCAGGACAGTCAAGTCTGCCACGATCGAGATTCCCCAAAAGGGTAACAAGCCTAAACCAAACGACAATGGCTAAGCGTGCTAACAGAGTGGCTATGCTTGCCCGGCTCGGATATGAGGTTAAGAAAGATGCACTCTCTGCGCTCTCTGCCCCTGCCAAAAAGAACAAGTACGGCGCACAACGTGTCGGCGGTCATGCCTCTCAAAAGGAGCATGACCGCTCCAACCAACTCAAGTTGTGGCAACGCGCAGGTGTCATCTCCAATCTCTGTGAGCAGGTGTCCTATGAACTTATCCCTGCCCAGTATGGCGAGTGCGGCACCGACCTCAAAGGTAAACCGGTCCGCGTCTGCCTTGAGAAAGCCTGCAAGTACATTGCCGACTTTGTCTATACCGACAACGAAACCGGGCAGACCATAGTTGAGGACAC